ATTTTCTACTTCATTAAAATGTCCTGATTGCTCAACTTTAGCAATTAGAGGTATATTAAACATGTTAGAAATTGTTCTTCCTGCTCCACAGAAAAATTTACCCCATTGTTTATTTCCTGTTCCAATAACTTCTTTAGGGGGATGGTTATTATTAATTAATTTTTTTATCTGTACAGGCATTTCACCTTTCATATATGTTGGTGTAATTAATATATAATCTCTATTAATAACTTCTTTACCTGTTTTAACTCTTAATGTCTCAAATGAGTTATCAGGATTTATTTTATTTACTAACTTTTCTGTTTGACCTGTTCCTGAAAAGTAAACTATTAATGGTCTTTCTTTGCTTGTCATATTGTATCTCTTCCTTCTTAAATATTATCAAGAAGGTTGTCTATCAACTTATCTTCATCTTTATTACTTGTTTCAGTTACCTTAGAATCAACCTTCTTATATGGAATTGTCTCAAATTCCGAATAGTGATTAATAATATAGCAAGGTTTAAATCCAGTCAACCCGTCTATCGTGGTTATTAAAACATCGTAATAAAATTTATCTTCACGTATATTTTTGATAATAAAATCAGTTCTCATAACAGGATATTCTTCTTCTCTTAAGTCGTTATAAACTTCTTCAATATATGGTAAAGCAACATAAGTAGAAGCCCTATTTCTAGTAAAAATAAGACAAGGTACTTTTCCTACCTCGTCACTATCATTTACTACTTGTTGCCACCATGTATATGGTTCTTTATTATTAAGCAATACGTTATCAATTAACCAATTTTCACGATGTTTACATTCTATAACAAGAGGAAAGTTAGAGCCTGCTGGAGTAACAATATCACCTACTGCGTTATTATCGCTAGCCCAACTTGCTCCTCCTGATTGTGGAGAGCGGTTAAATTTCTCACCCCACCACTCCCCTAGAATTTTGGCTGTCTTTCTCTCAAACGCATCGCCTTTCTTTTTAGAGTTAGTCATTTTTAGGTGTCATTTTAACGACTTTCTCAGAATCTTCCTGTTTATCTGGTTCTTTATCTGGCTCAAAACTATCTTCTTGTTGTTTTTTAAACTCTTCTTGTTTATTTTGTAAGAATTCTTCACGTTTTTTATTTACTTTCTCAGATGCTTTTTTAGCTTGTTCATCTGTAATACCTACTTCAGATTCTAATAAAACTAAAATTAAATCAATATAGTTCCATGCATTATCAATAATACCTAATAGTTCTCGTTGGTTTTGTTCAGAAATTCTTTGAGCAATTACAGTAGCTGTCTCTAAGTCTACTTGTTTTTTACCAATCTCTTGTAATTCTTTTTGTTGTTTTTGTGTAATTTCTGAACCTTCTGCTTTTGCTTTTAATAAAGTTGTTAACCATGTTTTTAATTCTGTTTCTGTTACTTTAGTCATTATTCATTCTCCTCTTCTTCTTTATCAATTTCTTCTAATTTTTCTTGAATAAAATCAATCACATCATCATTAATCATATCAGCTTGTCTTAAAGCATCAATTAGGATATTGAGGTTCATATTATAACTTTCTTCAATATCATCTAACTGTTTAGATACTCCCATAGTTAAGTTAGTAATTGCTTTAGCTAAGTCTGTATAAGAAGCTGTTTTATCTTTTCCTTCTTCTTCTAATTGGTTAGCTCTTTGGTAGTTTTCTGTTGATTGAGCTGTAATATACGAATCAATAAACTTTAAAATATCTTTTTCCAAATTGTTTCCTCCTTTTAATTCTTAATTATTATTATACCACAAATAATAATATTATGCAAGTCTATTTGTAAAATTTTTGTTGTAATTTGTACCTAGAAATACCTTCTGGTGTAGCTAGTATTTTATTATTTTTAATAATCTCTATAGCTTTCTTAACACCTAAATCATTAGCATCTTGTTTTCCATGAGGTACTACAAAAACATTTTTATGTGTTGTATATAATTTAGAAGCCAGTAATACATTTTGTGTTATAGTATCACTATCTAAAAATATAAATATTGGTGTCTCTTCATCTATATTTAACTTAAGTAGTCTTATTTGCTCTTCTGATACATGTTTACCTAATGTTGCTACACCGTATTTTCCGAATGTTAAAGCATCAAATACACCTTCAGTAATAATTACAAAAGACTGATTTTTAGCAATGTTTAAGTTAAATACAATATCTTTTTTTCCTATATCATATTCATCTCCAGGTGCATTAAGTGTTTTAATATAAGGATTTTTTTCTATACTTCTAGTATTCCAATATTGATATTTGCCTTCGTTATCATAAGTAAAAAATATAACACTGTTTGTAAGTTTTATTTTCTCTCCCTTGTTAGCCTTCCAACACCATCCTTCTATTATATAACCGATATTATAATTAACAATTTGATTATATGTTATACCTCTACTGTAAAGGTAGTCAAAGAATGGTTTAGCCTCAGTATTATTTACGTTATCTTTTAAATATTTAAACCCAGTAGGTAATTCTGGAGGTTTGATACTTACTTGTTTTTTAGTAGTATCTACACCCCTCATCATTAAAATAAGTCGTTCACTTGTTGTTAGAGTATCGTCACCATAATCAACAATATTAAAATTATCTAATTCTATATCGTGACCTTCTAATATATCCTTAGCACCTTTACTACTAACGTTAAAATATGCTTTCATAAAAGTAAATGGATTACCTACACGTTCACATTTAAAACATATATATTGCCCTGTCTCTTCATGTACATAAAACTTATACTTTTTCTCCCCACAAAAAGGACAACAATATCTTTTTTCTCCTATTGTATTTTCTTTAGGTCTTCCTATTTCAGAAGTTAAAAAGTCTGTAAATTCCATACTACCATAACCTATCTTACTTTAATTATTTTTTTCATAATAACTAACATATTATAAATCTTACCTAACATATCATAAGTGTAATCTGTTGAAGCATCTGTATGTTGTAATGCTTCTGATACTTGTGTATCTTTACTTTTTAGATTAAACTTCTTAAGATACCTATCAGACAATGATTTCTTGTATCTTTCCAAAGAAACATCTTTCATTGTATTTAACATAACTCCTACAATATCGAAACCTTCATCAACATCTTCTTGTGTAAATTTATCTTTAATTGTAGTAATACCATATTCTTCAGCTTTTTTAATTACTTTCATATTATATTTTTCTACAATAGGATTATACCATGTATTTAAATTACATCTGTAACCCTCTTCTTTTTTTAATGAAGAATTGTTATCACTAATACCATAAGATGTTGGTAAATAAGACCGTAATCTTTTTAATTCTAAAAAGTTTTTATCTTTTGCTAATTTATAATCATAAGAATTAGATAATGGATACCAATTAATTATAGATTCAATAGGTGATTTAAATTTTACATATGAATCTTTTTTATGGTATACCATAACTTCTACTTCTTGTTTATCTTTAAATACTAATTTCATATTTTCTTATCCCTTCTCTAGTCTTGATACTCCATCTTCTTTAACCATTGTAATTACATTCTCAAACAATGGTTTAAGAGATTCTGAATGAGTAATAACAAAAATAGTACTTACAGTTTTAAGTCTATCTTTTAATAGCTTAACTACGTTCTCACAACCTATAGTATCTAAACCATCAAAGCACTCATCATATAAAGCAATATTAGTAGAAATATCATCTTTAGACATGATTAAATCTTGAATTGCAAAACTAATTGATAAATCAATTCTTTTTTGTTCTCCTGCTGAGTTAGCTTTGTAAGATTCTCCACCATTACTATTTTTAACAATTACATCAAACTTATCTTTAAGTTCTCCTTTTGAATTCTTAACTTGTGTTTGGAATTCAATTTCAATATCGGAGCCTGATAATGTTTGTAAATACTCATTAGCTCTTTCATTTAAGAATGGTGTAATGAAATCTAGTACTACAGAACGTATACCTTTATTACCAAACGCATCTACTGCATTACTGTATTTGTTTTTCTTCGTCTCTAATTGTACCACTTTATCTTTATGTTTGTCAATAGCTTTATCAATATCATTTTGTTCTTTTTTGTATAATTTTTCATCAGGTTTTTCAATATATGAGTAATCATTAAGTGTTGGTTTTTGTAAACCTGATTTACTATTTTCTAATTGACTAATATTGTTATACACTTCTTGTTGTTGTTGATATTGTTTTTGTATTTCTCTATCGTGATTTTGTTTTTGTAAATCTTCTTCTTTCATCATTTGTTCTAATTGGTTAATCTTAGTTTCTAATTCTCTTTTTTTATCTTCTATTTTTTGTTTATTTTCTTTATGTTGTTTTAACTTTTCTTGTTCTTGTGATATTTGTGTCTCCATATTTTCTTTTTCTTTTACTTTGTGTGAATTATCAATTGGAGAACCACAAACAGGGCAATGGTCGTTTGTATCTAATTGATTAATCTTAGATTGGATACTTCTAATTTCTTGGTCTACTACTCGTTCAGACAATTCTTCTTGATTCCAAACGGGCATTAACTTATCATTTATATTGTTTTTAATAAGTTCAATACCTTCTTTTGCTTTATTATAGTTATCACTGAAAATAAACTCTGTATTTTCAATTTCAGGTATATTTTGTTTTAATGTGTTAATTTGTTCATCTAATTCTTTAACTTTGTTATTATATTCTTCTTGTCTTTGTTTGAAAGTTTCTTCCTCTTGTTTCTTTTGTTCCATTACTTGGTTATACTTAGACACTTCTTTATCAAACTGTTCTTGTTTTAGTTCTTTTTGGTATCCTAGTTTTTCAATTTCTTGCTGTTCTTTATTTTGTTGTTCTTCTACTTCTTTTACTTTTTCCTTAGCTACATCTTGTGCTTTTTTATAGACTTCTACTTTTGTAATTGATTCTAAAATCTCTTTTTTACCTTTATCTGTTGCTTGTGAAAACATAGGAATATCTCCCTGTCCGTAAATAATGGCATTGACATAGGTATTAAAATCAATTCCAAATAAATCTTGTATTTGTTTATCTGTCACATCATTTGTAGAGCCTGTAATTTCTTTATCATTACAAAATAATTTAACTTTGTTTTTAAATTCCTTATGTTTTCTATATCGTTCAACTCTATAATTATCTTCTCCAATATTAAAAGATAAAATAACTGATGTATTTTTCTTTTCATACTTGTTAACTACATCATCTGCTTTTAATCCTTTTTCTGTTTTACCATATAAAGCATAAGTAATAGATGACACTAAAGTAGATTTTGAACTACCATTAGAATCAAAAGAATCATTAGTTTTATTTACCCCTTCAATCAAAATTAATCCTTGGTTATCTAACTCTAATTCTGCTTCTTTAATTGCTATAAAATTATTCATTTTAACATACTTAAATTTAACCATTATTTATATCTCCTTTCGTAACTCTAAAGAAACAATGATGAGAACCGTAATCAATCCAATAGTATTCATCATGTTCTATAATTCTATTATAGTAATGTTTTTCAAAATTACTGTCGTCAAAAATCTTTTTTATTTTAGATAAACCACCTTCTAAACCTTCAACATTACAAATGTTCTCTATTACACTATCTGTATCTTTAAACTGTAATATAGGTTTACTTTTATCTAAATCTTTACTTACCACATTACTTATATCTAATGTATTGATTTTAGGTTTAATATCTTTAATAACTTCCCATAAATCATCTACTACTCTATTCCAATCTTCATCTAAATTCTCTTCATCACTTTTATCTAAATAATTCTTATATCGTTTGAACATTTTATTAACTCCTTTTTTTATTATATATAAATTATACCACTTAACTTTTAATAAGTCAAGTGGTATTTTTATTTTACTTAATTTATTTGTGCTTCTTTTAAACACTCTAGCATTTCATCTTTTGAGTCAGGGTAATACTTATCTGCAAAACTAGATACTATCTCAGAAGGACTATCAGAAACATCTGAATCAATTCTCTTTTCTACTGTATATTCTTTTTGCATTTGTACTTGTACATTTTTATCTTCCATACCTTTATCCAGTTCAAATACTTTAGCCTGTTCTGGTGTTCCGATAAATCTAATAAAATGATTTTTATTGATTAGTTCCTCTAATTCTTCTGGTGGATTATCTCCTTGTATAGTAATAAATTTTCTAGTATCTAAAGGTATAAACTCTGTTGTTAATTTATCCGTATCAATTAAATGTACCCCGTTAGCTTCTTGTTCATCACTAAATGATTGTTGCATTAAGCTCCCACCGTACATATGATTTGTATTTTTAAAATACTGTCTTCTATGGTAATGTCCTAGTAAAATAAAATCATATTCATTAGGCATCAAATCTTGATAACCAAAAGCACCCTCTAGTCTATGTGACCCTTTACCTGTTAAGCTACCTTCTACACCTAAATGACCTACTAAAATATTAACTTTACCTTCTACATAAGAGTTTTTAATAAACTCTTTAATTTCTTCAGTCTCATCACCATAAGCACACATTGTAAGTTGTACTTTACTACTCAACGGTTCTGTTCTTAAAGACTTTGTAACCTCTACATTAGGTAATGTTTCAAATATATCAATACTTGAAGAAGTATATAAACTATTGGATACTGCATCATGATTTCCTCTAACCATATATACTTTAACATCTTGATTGTTAGCAAATACTTCAAATACTTTATTATATACTCTAGTGTCTACAGCATTTCTTTTATGGAATAAATCCCCTCCAAAAATAACTTTAGCCTTATTTTCTCTTGCAATATCAAAAACTTTCTGTAGTGTTTCTATTTGTTCTCTAAATCTATCATTTGTAAATTCCTCATCTGGTTTACTATAGTTTGTAAATAAATGAAAATGACTGTCAGTAAAAAATATAAATTTCATTATTTATTATCCTCCATCAATTCAAGTAAGTATCCTACTAAATCATCAATAGTATCATATATAAGTGTATTAGTTAAACTATTTCCATAATTAGGTCTTAGATAAGTTATAGAAGTACCTTGTATACTAACTAATTTTACATACCTTTCGTTTATAAATTCTACTATAACTGATTCCGTTATAAAATTTTTGTATACTTGTACCTCATTCCATATGTTCTTAACAATGTAATCTTTAGGAACTTTATTTTTAATATATTTATAAATATCTTGTGTAGTCAAAGGCTCTATCTTAACTTCCTTTTCAAATATATCTAAATATAAATAATCTAATGCTTCATCAGGTATACTATCGCTTTTATTTTCTTTTTTAAAATATCTAGTTACACCTCTTTTATTATTATCCACCCTAACTATATTATCAAAATTATATACTGTTAGTAATGTAGTTTTACTGTTTCTTAATATTGTCTCACAGTATCCTAAATAAAAGTATTGCTCTATTATAAAGTCATCAGGCTTTACAATTATTAAGTTAATCTTTAGTTGTTTATTAGTAAGCATTACTCAACCTCCAAGTCTACTGTATCATGGTCTGACCACTCATCAAGCGTTAAATGTAATGGTTCAGTATCCAAATATAGTGATAACGTGCTCTCTATATATTCATTAATTTCAACACAAATATCATCAATTACAGATTTTTTATTACCTTTTTTTATTGTATCTCCTACAGTTTCTTTAATTATCTTTTTTAATTCTTCTTCGTCTGCTAAGTAGTTTACCATATCTTCTTTTGTGGTTTTACTTAACTTTGAGTATTTTAAAAAATTTGTTTTATCTTGTAGTTCTCTAATTGTTAATTTCATCTAACCTACTCCTTTTTTTATTATACATAAATTATACCACTTAACTTTTAATAAGTCAAGTGGTATTTTTACTAAATTTCAATTCCTCCAAAATTATTATTTATAGTTTCTATCTTACTTTGTTTTTTATCAAAAGTATTAGGTCTATCTTTACCATTATCTGATAATAATTGTTTATGCTCTGCTTCTTCTTCAGGTGTCTCATCTCTTACACGCATTTTACTTGGTTCTACTTTTAAGTGAACAAATCTTTCACCTGTATTTGAACTATTTCGTATTTTATCTAAATAAAGTCTTAAGTAACCGTTTTTAAATTCTTCATCTTTTTGGTTTACTGCAAGTGCTACTTCCACAGCATTTAATATTTTTCTAGAACCTTCTACATGCTCACTTGTAATAACATCAGCACCGTATGCTGTTCTATTAGTTTGAGCTAAAGTCCAGCATACAAACTGGTATTGTTGTGCTAATCTTCGAATCTCTTCAAATAATTTACCTCCAGCATCTGATTCTGAATAATTTCTTGCATAAGGGTTACGCATCAAATGTGGGTAGTCAATAATTACAACGTCAATACGTTTATCGTACTTTATTCTTGTATTTACGATTAACTGTTCTAAGTCATTAGGGGATACTTGCTGTGGCATGTGTTTAGATAAAAAGTACTCACCAAAGAAAGGTCTATTTTCTTCATATTTCTTTTGTAAAGCTTTATATACATCTTCATTTAATTGCATATTCTCATCAATTAAATGCTTTTTCTCTACACCTAACATTTGTTGCTCTGCTCTTAAAATCATTCTATCCATGTTCTCCTCTAGTGCTACATATAGAACATTTAAACCAGAACGTACATAGTTCTTAGCTAGATTAGAAGCCATCAATGACTTACCTCTACCTGTGGGAGCCATAACTAATCCTACTTCACCTCTAGCAATTCCTCCTTCTATTTGCTCATCAATAGAAGCAAACCCTGTAGAAAATTTATTTTTAGCAATATGCTTTAACTCATGTAATTTTTTATCAGTATCTGAAAAGAAATCAATAAACTCACCACTAGTACCAGCAATATCTTTTACTTCTATTTCTTTTAATTTTTCTACAAGTTCTGTTAAATTATCAGAATCTTCTTGTTTATTTTCTATAATAAATTTAGTCAAAACATTTTTAGACATTTCTGTTTTAACATATTTATTTATTTCACTATTTATAGAATCATCTTCATTATCTAACTTAACTTTTGTTAAGTTATCCATATATTGTATTGTATTAGTAATAGTATCTTCTTCACATTTATTTTTTGTCATTATATCTTCTATTTTAATAGCTAATGACTCTGTAGATATATGTTCTGAAGTATGTGATTTTCTTTTTATTGCTGTATAAATATATTTCATTTCCTCAGATTCATCTGAGAATAGATGCTTAGGTAGGTTAGTTAAAACCTCTCTAGCAAAATTAATATCATTCATTGATTTATGAAGAATGACTTCCTTTATTCGTTTACTCAAATCTTCTCACTCTCTCTTTTCAATCTATTATAATCTAGCATACCATAAGAAGTTAATGGAATCAAGTCCTCTAAGTTATATTTAGTTAAAATATGTTTAACATCTTTGATATTTACTTCATAACCCGTGAAGTCAGCAAACATTCTCAAAACATAATAGGTAGAACTATTCTTACTAAGTACAAGGTAGTCATAAGCTACTGAAGTGAGATTTGAAATATCTTGCTTAGTTAAATTTCTTAGGTCTGCATTATCAGATACTAATCCTATATTAATTAAATTATCTTTTAAGGATTTATTATTAAGTTCTAATTCTGATATTATATGGTGTCTTTGCATAGGAAATAAAGAAGTACGTACATTACTTGAAAAACTAGTTGGTGCATACTCATTAATAATAAGTTGCTTAACAAATTTATTAATTACTTTTGCTTCTTCTTTTTTCATATCTTTAATTGCTTTATCTACTTTATCACTAAAGTTTAATAAAGTCAAGTGTTTATTATCTCTTACAAAACCGAATTCTAAATCCTCTAAATCTAATGCTTTTTCAAACATTGTGTCAATATCATGTATTTCATCATTTAATTTTGACATATACATTTGCTGTAACTGATTTAATGCTGGATTATTCTTATATATAGTTGAATCTACTAATAACTCAGTATCTCCTAAATGTCTCTGTGTGTTATTTACATTTTTCTTTATAGTATCTATATATTTATAGTAT